TTGATTTGTGGATGGTAATATGCCATACCACTTAAATCCTGTATAATTTGTTTATAATTTGTCATCTATTAAGAAATATAAATTTATCTGTGTTGTGTTATGAAATCTGACCACGTGCTCTTTTTGTTTCTACTTCTATATGTTTTTCCTTTTCTATTATATAGGATAACTGGTTTAAGATTTCAACGATTGACTTTTCTGTAATTTCTGTATGTCTTGATATGTCATCTTGAGCAACTCTGTTAAGAACCACATACCATCCAAATCTCTCCTCAAAAGACCTTTCATAAGGATTTTCCTCATCTTCCATAGCATCTTTAATTGCACCCAACTTATCTTCATCCAACTCGTCAAAGATGTTGGGGTATAGTTTGAAACATTCTTTGCGAACTGAATAAAAAAAAACTGAGCTCCTAATGCGACCTCCACGTTTAATCTGTTTTTAAATAGTTCTGCTCTATCATCTAATGTTTCCTGTGTATATTTTTCTATTAAGAACTTCTTCTTATCCTTTGTGATTATCGGTCTGTAAAGTATTGCTGTGATAATATGTAAATAATCTAATACTTCCTCAGGTTTCTTTGTCATCAACGTATCAAGGTCAGCAAACTCACCAAACGACATCTTCTTCCACGATGGAAGAAATCCATACTCAATACCATCTAATTCAAATCTATCTAAGAATGCTGGTGTATTCTTTGGTAGGATAGAATATATCTGTGTAAACACAAAGTCTACCTTATCCCTTTCAGCTTCCAATAGTTTCTTTTGTGGTGCACCTGTTAGGATGTTAATTAGTTTTGTTGCAAAGTAATCGTCATCAAACAATCCTTTGACCTTGTAAATCTTTACGTAATCACCTAATGTGATATACTTTGGTATTCTGTATTCTATACCTTCTAATTCAAATGTTAGTTTCATATAAATGATATTGAGTATTTTCCTGTTGTTTTATTATTTTTAAGTTCAAAGTACATCCTCATCATTAATGCATCTGATAAGTCAGGAGATTTCCCCAATATTCTTTTCATATCATCTTTTGACATCACACCTACTTTGTTATCTTTATCTATGTCTTTTAATTTTATTGCTAATAGTTCTTGTGTTAAATCTTCTACCACAGCTGGTTCAAGTATGTTTAAACTAATCTTCTGTTCTCTAAACATCTCAGATAGTTTTATATAACATTGTGATTTAAGGTTTGTAAAGTTCTGTTCGTGTAATGGTCTTGCATTGTTCACAAAGTTTGTTGCTCTAAGTAAGTCACTAATACCACCACCAACACCATCACTATCTACAATTACATTCTGTGTGTGTATTCCGTTAAACTTCATTAGGTCCTGTATTTCGGTGTATAATTCTGTGGTGGATAGTTTCCTATACACGTGACAAGATATGACCACCATACCCACCCAAATCATTACTACGGACCTGTCATCACCAAATCGTGCAACGTCAATAGACATATACTTCTTTTCCTGTGCGTTTGGTTCTAATTTATATATAGAATTGGTTATGTCATCAAACTTAAATAAACTATCACTATCTTCTAAGTAATCCCAATCACCTTCTAATAATCTTTTACGTTGTTGTGGTGGTAACTCTTTTAACATATCAATATATGATGGTGGTAAGTGTGGGTTATCCATTGGTAAACTTGGAATGAATACTTGATTGTCTTGTAATCTATCCTGTATGAATGGTATGTAGAAATCCTTTTTAATCCAATTATTAGATGGGTTACAGGTCATTAATACCTTTGGTATTAACTTATACTCATTTAGTTTATATCTTATACGTGACTTAACTATACTAAACGCTAGTGATGTTATCTGTGCGGCTTCATCTATAAATGCTGCAGTAATCTCAAGGGAACCTAAACTATCATAGTTAGGGTCTGATGGATTGTATGCAAGGTCTTTGAATATTATCTCTGACCCATTATAGAATGATAGTACATTACTCTGTCCATTGAAATTGAAGTGTTGTCCACTCTTAAATCCCATAGTACCAAGTAAATCAAATAACGTATTAAGTGTTGTTAGTTTTAATTGTGTTAACACAGAACGACCTATCAGACATCTTATACCTTGATGATTTAAACATAGTGTTGTTATCCATAAACATCCCAACCAAGATTTACCTCCACCAGCAGAACCTCCAAATAAAACTATATTAGTTTTGTCATCGTTTAAGTTCTTCCACGCTTGTGATTGTCTTCTTGTAGGTGTTATATCAATTATGGACATATAGTATTCTATTTACCTTCTTATACTTTGCAACCTTATACTTGTTCTGAAATTCCTGAACAAAGAACCAGTCAGCCCATTCGTGGTCCTTCTTTAGTTTAATCTTCTGAGCCATATTAGTCTTGGTCATAAAACTACCTATATCTATTTTACCTAATTGTAATTTAGATTGTATGGGTATGTAATCTCTGTTAATCCAATCGTGTACCATATCACAATATACAAAGTGTTGGTTCTTACTTTCCTCTAACATTATATCAACAAACTCAGGGACATAGTAGTTATCTTCACCAGTCATTATCACCCATTCTTCTGTTGCGTTATCCAATCCGTGTTGACGAGGTGTGTGTCCCCAATCATTGTGTCTCTCAGGTAAGATGGTTAGTTTAATCCTTGGGTCATTAAAGAACGCTATAACAATCTTCATAGCTTCTTGTACATCTTCTTCAGGACAATCTGCAACAACGTGTGCTGTCCAATTAGGATTTGATTGTGATTGTAGTGAACCTAACATCGTTATTAGATGTGGTACTCTGTTGTAAGTTGGTATTATAAATTCTATTCTCATATTCTATCTTTAGTCATTTGGATGTATTGTTCTGATATATCAATTCCAATATAGTCCATATTATTTCTTTGTGCAACCACCGCTGTTGTTCCTGACCCATTATAACAATCTAATATCAGTCCATTTTCAGGACACGAACTCTTCACGATGTTCTCAACCAGTTCCTCAGGGAATGGTGCAGGATGTGGGTTGTTCTTTTCTTTGTTTATTCTCCATATACTTTTCTTGTGTGTTGCAAGGGATTTATTAAAGTATGGAATACTATTCCAATCCTTCTTAATCCAAAATAACCATTCAGTTGTTGGTAAGAAATAACTCTTATCTAACTTTGGTGTGTTACCTCTATCCCATACAATTACTTGTTTAACATTGTAATCATATACGTAGGATGGATGAATGGTATTGTGTTTGTGTAATATATCTATGTGGTTATAATAAATTGAACCAGTAGGTTTAATAATCCTCACGAGTTCATCTAATATCTCCTTCTGTTGTTTGATATACTCCTGTGGTTCTAAACTATCGTGGTACTCATCATACTTAATAATTCTTTTACCAAAGTCACTTCTATTCCTTATCCAATAATTTTTATTATATGGTGGTGACGTGACGACAAGGTCCACAAGATTACTTTCTATCTTCTTTAATTCTATTAAACTATCTCCATTTATTAATCTCATATTCTATAGGGTAACCCAAAAACGAAGTTTTACGCGTGGGTATGTTAAATTTTTTTACTCTGTTAGGTTGATGTTAATACTAATTGGTTCACCACCTGATGTGATGTCAATCTTCTTATTCTCAAGACCATAGAGTTTATTAATGTCTGCTAAGGTTTCACGTTCCACCCTCTTATTGTTGTCAGTTCTGGCCCTAGTAAGTAAGTCAAAGTACCTTGATAACTGCTCGGAGATAATTTCTTCCGTCTGTTCTTCAAACCTTGCTTTAATTCTATCCTTGCAATCTTTCCAAATAGTTTCAGCCGCACGTTCTGTAATGCCCCATTTCTTGGCACCGAGTTGTCTGAATTCTGTGTAGCTGAGTTTTTCATAGAGTATCATTTCAAATGCATCAGGTATTCTTTCTTCATATGTTGCAATGTTAGATTTCCTACCACCTTTATTTTCTTTTTCCATTATAGTTTTATTTTTAATTCATACTCAATGTAGTTCTTTAACTTTCTTGCTTGAGTGTTTACACACGTTTTACATCCCCAATCAAAGTTTTCGTTGAATATATATTTATATACTTCATTTACGAATGGTCTTTCTTCTTCTTTAATACCACCCAATAAATCATATGCTAGTTTAATTTGTTCGTTATTGAATGATATTGTTTCATCCATCACTGGTTCTAATTTAGTAACCACCTTTTTCTTTTTACAACTTGTACATCCCATATATATAAATATTAAAAATTGTTAATTAAAATCTCAACACCAACTAATTTCTTCCCTCGGTTACTTGCTGACTTCAAAAACTCCTTCTTATACCATTTAAAATCGTTCTCAGGGAACCATTCAGATAGTAATGGGAAATCATAGTACGAGAGTGAGAACTTACCTTGTATGGTACTTAAAATCCTTGCAAGACGTTCGTGATTAGTTCTATCAAACCCGTGATTAGAATAATAGTTTTCTGTCTTCCAATACGGTGGGTCATTATAGAAATAGGTTTTAGGTCCATCATACTTCTTTATTACATCTTCAAAGTCCATACTCTCAATAAATGTAATCTTCTTGAATAGTTCAATAAACTTTGGGTTCTTTAACTTATCCATAAACGTAATGTACTTACACTTATATCTTCCCTTGTAATCATTGTACTTAGCTTTCAATGGATGTGCTCCTGAAAATACTTGTGTTAGTATATATACATATTTACAAGCGGTACTTAAGGAATTGACTGGTGTAATCTTAAAGTCAGGGTCAGTTATTTCCTTTTGGAACTCATAGAACATATCAATATACTCTTGTGGTGTTGTCATCTCACCTTTCATCTGACAAGGATACTTTGATAGTTCTTGATGTAATCTATCAGGAACTTTAACCCATTCAAATAGATTTGCATTAAGTTTATTGTAGTCATTGTATACTACTGTGTTTAGGTTGGGATACTTTGTTATATCCATATTATAAAACACCCAAAACATTCCTGAGAATGGTTCAACGTATGTTTCTATATCTGTTGGAATGTATGGTACAATCCATTTACCTATTTTTGATTTACCGCCTATATAACTTATCAATTGTTTTCTTCTGTTTTATCTGTATCTTCTTCTTGAAGTTTATTTTTATACATTTCCATTAACATTCTTCCGTGTTCATTTAATTCAAATGTATGTAACTCATCAGGTGTTTGTGTTTGTTCCGCTGATGTTATTACTTCTGGTGTTGACGTTATTACGGTTGGTGCTTGTCTTATGTTCCCTTTACAATTACATCCCATTTGCTTTCTTTGTTATAGTATTACGTTTATGTGCGTGTAGCACTCCTTGATATTCTAT